TTCGTAATCCGCTTTTTCGGCGTCGGTCATATACCCAAGCATCTGCTCTTCGGTCAGCTTTTCGCCTGTTGGAGATAGCCCCTGCATGGCATACTGCTTGTTTTGCAGCGCGGCAACACCCGGCAGTTTCGTTATTTTACCCTGTTCGTTCCGATAGTAGCCCATACTCTCAAGCTGAAAGGGCTCGTATTCCTTTGCTCTTTTTTGGGCCTCTGCATAGGCAGCGGCGTTTCTTGCTTCGGCGCTCGCCATCGCAGCCATGGCCGCGGTATTATACTCGGACTGCATTCCTAATTGCTGTTGCATAAAAGCGTTTTGAATCGGAATCTGCTCGATCTGTGCGTTCACCAGCGCGGTTTGGCTTTTGGTTAATGCGGTCTCGGCCGGGGTTGGCTCAACGGGCGGAGGCGGATCGGGGGAGCCGCCACCACCAAAACAGCGAGCCACCGGGCCAGAATATTCAAAGCTGTCCTCTTCGACAATCTCCCCTGATTCAAAGCTGATAACTAATTTGTTATAAATTTTCATGGCTCACCCCTTCATCGCTCATATAAAAATATTTTCTGCCGTTTATTTCCAAATATGGCGCTTCCATTGCCTTTCCAAATGCCACTTTAGAAAATTTCTCCAACCAGGATCTTTCCTTTGGTATTGCAAAAATGATACTATTAAAACCCATGGCATGAACAATCTTCCTGAAGTCGTCCGCCAATATCACGCTGTTTATATGGTCTTTCGACCGCTTATCCTTAAAGACGAGGAAATGGCTCATAAATAGATACTTGCCATCATGTATGAGCCTGAAACTGAAAAATCCTATGTCCGAAACATAAGTTGTGTCCTTTTCAAAATCCATTTCATCATCCGAATACCCTTCATCCTGGAGAGCTCTGTAGAGCTTATAATAAAGATGTTTTCTATACAGTTCCGCCCGCATAATGTGATTCCCCTTATTTCTTTACAGCTTCCCTCTCCAAACATTCTGTCAGCTCATTCTTGCACCGAGCGCAGGACTCCATGAGATCCGAGAGGGTCTTCCGACTTATAGTAACTGTGTCGCCCATCTGTTCAATATGGACAGGGACAGGGCAACAGCTAACCATCCATGAGCTTAATGAAATCCCTAACAAGCAAATCCAGATCTTCCTGTTTAACATTCTCAACCTCTCCTGCAATATTGAGCATTTTGAGATAGTACTCCCTCCGAGCCTTCGCCCTTTTTGCAGGATCAGGCTCAGAGAGAGTGTTTGCCAGTTTCAGCCCTTCGGCAATAGCCATGCTGATATTTGATACAGCACCGTTTGAGACTATCGCACCAAGGAGCTTCCCTACTGATTCAGCGTCCATTTATTTATCCTTAGATATTGCGGTTGCTGACTTGCTGGTAAAATAGCCGATAACTGCCGCACCGACGCACATGGCAAAAGTTCCCCATTCAAACGGCTGTGTTGAGAGATAGCTTTTCACCGGCTCAAGGACTACCAGTAAAATTCCAATGACGTTTGTGATAATGTTAATTGTTTGAGGTGTCATGTTTTTCTCCTTTATTTTAAGTTTATTCCACAATTACTGGGTTAACAATTACTGGGTCAGACTTAACAACAGTCGGCACACTTGTATTATCTATGCTTCCATAATTCAGCGTATTCCCTGTTCCTGATACGCTCGTAGTGCCGTTGACGTTTGCCACCTGCTTTACTATATATCCAGCTCCAAGCCATGGAGCCGCTACGCCGGCTATAGCCGTGAGAGCGTTCACCCATGGAGCTACATAGTCAATCTGCCTGTATTGCTGTATCTGCCCTTTATCCTGTGATGGTGCATACACGGTAAGCTTGCCGAGGTTCTCCATTACCAAAGGCTTTGACGCATCGGCAGGAGCGATTTCAACTAATGGATGAGGATTAGATTTGCTGGACATCACAGCATTGTAGTATGCCTTCTCCGCTTCGAGCTGTAGAGGTGTCATACAGCCGACCAGAAATATGAACGATATGAGTATTGCGACTATCTTTTTCATTTGGCCTCCTTATATTAGTTCCCAGAAATGTTCATCCACTGCCTTACCGAACTCGGCTGGCATTGAGATAGACGAAATCTTGTTAAGTTCAGGATTGATTAAAACAGCCTTTTCGTTTTTATAGGTACATAATCCACACAGGCACATAACCCCCTCTGGTATTGAACTATGTTCTGACTCCCAAGAATCTTTCATTTTGATTTCTCCTTCCATGTCATCTTCATAATTTTATCTGTAAGCCATCCTGTGACTTTAGGCATCAGCATCAGAAACAACGCTCCAAAGATTAGAAGCAATCCTATCACACCTGCAAAATCATGCCATGAGTACATTAGTAGCCTCCTTCCTTCAGCTTACGCTCTTGCTCCATCTCCTCAAGCACACTTCCAAGCCAGCAGGCGTGTATTTCGCAGATATGCAAGGGTTTATTCTGCTCGTCAAACTCGCATCCGCACTTCAGGCTGATATTATGTTCCTCTTCTTCCATCAGCATCTTCCTTAATCTTCTTATACAGTTTTAAGATTCTAAAAAGATGACCTTTTACATAAATAGGCTTTGACTTATCCATATACCTGCTCATTCGCATTACCAGAAACTCTACCCAATCTCTCGGAGATTGCCTTAACAGTTCGTTGTTGCCACCGCTTTGCGGATTTACCGCACCGTCAAACAGGCAAATATCCATAGGATACAGGGCATGGTCACATCCACTCGGCTTCCAGTATCTTTCAAGATATATCTGCTTTGCCTGTTCAAGAGTGAGATTCTTTATATCTATGTCTGGATTATATCTCTTTGAGATACCATATTTCGTTTCTCCGCCAGGATCGTTTGAGTCGTTTGAATACCCGCCTTCAAGGCCGACAACAATCTCAAACGCTTTGTCGAAAGACTCTCTCATCTTGCCTCTTTCAGGTCTTTAATATCGCTTGACAGATGGGCATAATTCGCTACCAATGTAGCGAGGCTTGTATTGATTGCCGCAAGAGTTTCATGTATCTTATCTCTTGAAATCCTGCTTTCTTTAATAGCCTCATCAAGCGTGTTTAATCTTCCTATGTTATGTTCTTGAGTAGTATTCACTTTTCTTAATATCTCCATAGTCGCCTCATGCACAGGGCATTTCTCCTGCTTCGCTTTATTAACTGATTCAAACAGGTTTTTATTCATACCGTCCTGCTTCTTCCATTCCTGTTCTATAATTTCGTCTTTTTCTTTGTGAGTAACAAAATTAAGTTCTCCGTTCGCTCCGAAGAGCACTTTATGATGAACCCTTATCCTATACAGCGCAATCGCCACAGCTCCTATTATAGTAGGAGTCAACAAGTCCTTAATAAGCTGGAATCCATCCATTGTCATAATCCTTGTTAAAGAGTTAATCCACGCTATTCTTTAAGTCCAGATACACGCATCTTGACAGCTTCTTTATAAACGCTTTCGCGTCCGCAAGGTTTGCGATGTTATCTATTGCCGTTGAAACCTGACCCCACGAAGGCAGGTTATCCTCTATCTCCTGTAGCTTTGCGGCTATCAAAGCCGCTTGAGCTGCTGCCTCGGCTTCTCTTAATGCCTGCTGTTCAGGAGTCTCTTTTAGCTGTTTTATAATTCCGCCATTATCAAATGTTGTGATTGTATATACTTCCCCATTTATTGTTTCTTCGGTTATTGTTGTCATATTAATCTCCCTATGTTGTGTGATATACAATTAACAACTTACATCTATCTGTAGTGCCTGTGCTATTTTTAATACTCACGCTTAAAGACTGATGAAAAGGCATCGGAGTAAATAGTGTACTTACATAAGCCTCAAATATTTCTGGCAGTCCAATCCCATATAAAATACTTTGACCATTGGTTTGCGCAGTACTTGAACTAACAGCATCAAAGGCTGTCACACCGTCTATAACAATCTTTAATCCCATAGTATAAGTGGCGCTCGCGTTAGCCATGACAGCACACATAGAAACAATACCTGAGTCGGTTACAGATAAAACCTCCTTATAGGTGTCTGCGGAACATGCTCCAATTAAAATCGCCTGCCCACCCACTTCATAGGATGTTGTTGTAGCTACTCCTCCATCAGAATGATAATTTTGAATAGATGAAGGAGCTAAATTTATTCCCGAATTCCCTACACCTGTATAATAATTTACTCCAAGAGCTATTTTATCTGTTTCAGTTATGCTGGACTTTATTGAAACAGATAAAGTCTTAAAAGGCACGGCAACAGGTTGTGACGAATACTGCCCAGTTCCTCCAGTAAGCACTTCTCCAATCCCGTACATCCAAGCATTATTGGCTGCAACGGTCGCGCCCACAGCATCAAAAACAGTTACACTGTCTATAACTATTTTTAAGCCTAATGTTCGGCTTGTCGCATCAAGAGTTTTTACTGCACAAAAATAGACAACTCCTGGATTTGACACGGATAAAACTTCTTTATATGTATTTGCTGTGAGCGCTCCTGAACTTATAATTTTAGGATATTGTGTACCAACAAGGCATGCGGCACTTCCTGATGATGACTTATTTATTATATTTGTAGGCGATGCATTAAACCCACCTGGATTAAATGTTCCAGCCATTTTTAGCCTCCTTTATGAATCGTAAGTCCAAGCTCCCCCGATTCCCGTTATCACCCATTCTGTTCCTGACCATACAAGCTCTATCGTATTCCCGACTACGTTGCTTCTGACATAACCGCCAGCTGCTGATTGAGTAGCAAGATAACGGATAGTTTCTGTGCCGTTAGCATCAAGTTTTAAATACTGCGCCGCCGTGACAACCGCCCTCACTACATATCCATTAGCACCAGCGGGTAAGTTGAACTGCGTTTCACCGGATGCGCCGGTATTTGTAAATATAGTCAGCCCTGAGCAATTAGCAGCAACAACAGTATATGGACTATCCGCCTGAGTTTTATTAATCCTATTTCCCACAAGCCCCGCAGCCAATAGCTGGTCCGGCGCAATCGCTTTATCCGCTTCCGTACCCGCAAGTATTTCTGCGGCAGAGGCAAAGGTCACCGCGGCATCAGGGTCCTGGTACCAATAGGTCTTCCCGGTTATCTGTGCGATTACATAACGTATGCGCTGTAATTCTCCTTCCAGGCTGGTCGGCAGCGATTCTGTGCCGCCTGGGTATGGATCTGTCGTTGCCTGCATAGCCCCTGCATTTGCCGAGGCGTCGTCCATCCCGGCCGGGGTCAAGTTCGTGAGGATATTGTTAAACTCCGCGTTCAGGTCGGCATAGGTCAAAACCTCAGCCACCCAATTTTTCACTCTTGAAAACGTCGCTCCCATAATATTGTCTCCTTACTGCTTTGCGCCCATCGGCTTAAAATCGGTGATATATTCGCTGATAAAAAAATCCTCATCCGCGCCTTCATTAAACATTTCGTACTGCATCCGTTTTCCAACACGCCCGATCCTGATTTTTGCGTCCTGCGTTCGTTCTCCGCCCAGAATATCCGTGTCGAGAAGAAACTCGCCAAGCACTTTGGTTCCGCTCTCTAACATTGTGAAAGACCCATAAACCTTATCCGCTCCGTCAATCTCCGAATATATTGACAGGTTGTAGGCGCCTCTTGGCTCTACCGTTATACCCACGTTGTTAAAATGCTTATCGCCTCGCGGATCGTCAAACACATCATAAGCCGCGGTGAAACCACCGTAATATGCCAAGCCATCGTCGTTTCTGTCGGCCTGATCGAGTTTCCATATTTCTCCAGCATAGTCGCCGGTATAGAGATTATACGATCCGTCTGTATTGTTGCGGATTGCAGCGCTCGCAAAAGCATTATATCCGGAAGGATTTACAAGGTTGTTATGAACCATCCACGCTTCATCCACCGGACGGTCAACAAAATAAAGAATGGCCGTGTCGTTTGTCGATTTGCCGAAACTTGTCACAAAGAAAACAACCGCACGTAAATTGGGATAATAAACCGCATGGAAGTTGTTTATATATGCCAGGTTTATATACTCTTTTATATAATCGTGCAGCATGTTTCTTTGTATAAGCGACGCTGCTTTGTAATCGCCGTACTCCGATGCCGCCACAACGCTGTATATATCTCCATCGTCCACCATGCAGATTATGTCACCCGACGGAATCTTTACTATCAACCGCCAGTTAGCTGCGCCACCGCCCCATTGAGCAGGAGAGAACCCCCAATTTGACGTGCTTATATCGGAATCGTCCAGCCGGTATGCTTTTCGTTTGCCGAATACAACAATTTCGGATCCGAGCTCTGCCATGCCGATCAATCCTGATCCGTCTCCCGTATTCATATAAAACGATTCTGCGTCCGTGATGAATTTCTCCATATCGCCCGCCGCATTGTAACTTTTAGACAGATAAAGAGTTGTCCTGTTGATTGCCGCCATTCTCTGGGACGCACCGCGAGAATGAGGCATGAGCTGAAACGGAGGGCTTGCAGCCCAATCCGCGGCCGGTTCGGAGACCTCCACTGTGTTGCCGGAACCGCTCCATACATGCGGCTCGTTCACGCCGTCTGCGATAAAGAGCTTGTTTTCGCCAAATGCAAACGAATAAGGATGTGCAGTGCCGAGTGTTGTGGCTATCGTATCTGTGTCATTTTTATATACATAGCCGTCATCGGTTGCGACGATGACATATTGGGTTCCGCTGTTGAAAGTGCAGTCGTGTACCCCCAGGATCTTGGGCGCTCCTGAAAAAGCCGCGCTATATACGTGAGCCGTTCCTCCGCGCTTTCTTCTGCCACCCTTTTCAAAGATGATGTTCGCCGTCGGATGCACCATGGCATTTGGCGGAACGCTGTAAGCCGTTCTGACGCCCACAAATCCGCCTCCGGAACAGCTTATTATGCGGTGCGCTCCCTTGTATGCCATTATTCGCTTCCTCCGGTTATTGCGCTTTTAAGCTCCTTTCTATTAACGCCGTCCATGTCGTTTGCCATCAATGCAATCAGCATTGACTGATATGCGACGTTCTGCTCCGGATATCGGTCGTCGTCTTCTCCGAGTTTCCATACATATACGCCCTGCTCAAACACGCCAGCCCATCGTCTTAATATGGTTGAATAAAGATCAGACGTAATATCCACCAGCATTAAATCAGCGTAATACCTGCGCTGCAATCCGCCGACTGAATCCGGAACAGGATATAAGGCCAAGTCGCCGGTTGTGTCGTTAGGTATATTAATATATCTCGCCGGAGTCCCGGATATTCCTGGGTGCTGATAGCGGTCGTAAAGCGCGATTGATTTCATGTCTCTAAGTGAATAAATGCTGTCCACAACAAGATAGCCGTCTCCCGTTACAGGCAGGGTAGTAAAAGCGGAGGCCATCGTTGCCCGCTTTGTCGTTGTATTGTAATCGTCAATAATCCTGGCCTGATCCACGCCTGTTCCGGATGTGATAAGCAGCCATTTCCCCTCGGCCTGAGCCTGCGTTATGTCCTCGGCTGCCGCAAGATCGACAATGCTCGTACTGGTTACAGTATCCAGCGCCCCGGAATGGTTTCCGCTCATGTATCCGACAGAGTAATTGGAATCAAAATCAGGCGGATTTGCGTAATGGGAAACACCAGCTATGGTTATATCGTATGCGGTTCTTAAAAGCGGTCTCCATGTGCGACCAATGCTCATAATATCGCGCTTTACTTTTTCAAGCCCGTATTCCTCCGCCCTGGTAATATCGGCTGCTTCCGGAGTTGCGCCATTGAAAAACCGCGTTAAAGCCTCGGTTACTATCGTTGTTTTTGTTGGTTGACTGGGTGCGGCCATTAATAATTCCCCTTAATATAAATCATAATTGATTCCGCCGGGCATTACGTTCGGAGCCTTTCTGCTTCGTTTCGATGTTATGAGCGCCACCGATTCATTCAGGAATACATGTAAAGATTCATCGCTGGCGGCGACTCCTGCTATAAGCACTCTTGACAGATATTCGGATATCGCATCATCAAACTGCTCATTCCATGGAATGTAATCGTTCATAGCGGAAAGCATTTGCGGTTTTTTCCAATAATCGCCTTTAATAGTTATGTCGGCGCTTGTCGCAGGATATACATAAAGCCTGTTGTTTTTGAGCTTATACCAATTTGGAGTCCCGGCCGATGTGTATGCGAGCGCGGTCAGTTGATTTGGCAGGGGCTTTAATGTCCAGGTATAACCGTCGATATACGGCTCTTCTCCGACAAATCCCCAGAAATCATCGGGCATATACCCAAAATCAGCCACAGATGTTATTGTAATTGATGATCCGGCGGCTTCCGTGGTTAATACGGACTCCCGCGCGTCGAGGTTTAGTGTCGCAGCGGCTACTGATGCTATTCTGTGCGGGCCGATATTTGCGGATGTGGCGCTGTCTGTTTCAATCGGCATATCAGCCTGAAAGCCTTCTGCTGCGAATCCGCTTGCAGAATCGGTTATAATATCGGCCGTTTCGTTTCCGCCGCTTGCAAAGGCAATGGTCGATGCTGTGTAATCAATAGAGGCAAACAAGGGCACGGCCAGCTCGCCGAGCAATAGATCGGATTCAAGGAGATATAACTTTTTGGCGATTGTTTTAATTGCCCGGTTGAGAGCAGGAAAAAGGCTCGGAAGTTTTTCAGCCGGAATCTGATCTTGTATTTCCTCTATAAGTTCAGATACTGTTATTGACACGGAAATATCTCCTTTTGTTTATCTGCTGTGCGCGGCTCTTGCCGTTGTATGCTCCCTTAAATGCGGGGAGGTAGCCCCCTCTCCCATCAATCCCCGTTCCATTGGCACGTTATCCATTACGTATTCTCGTAAATAGGGAATCGCCGCGCGCGATGATGGAGACCGTTCTCTTGGAGCATCGTCCGCCGCTCCATACCTGGTGTTGATTATTCTAAAAATAGTCTCTGAATCGTTGAAATCGACATAAAAGGAGCCGGAGTCTATGACAAAAGCAAGCCCTTTAGCCATATTGATATCAGAACCGGAAAGAGTGATGGCGCCTGATTCAATCTCTATTTTCTTGGGGGAGATAAATACGATATCCGTTCCGATCAGGACTATTGAACCGCTTCCACAATCGAGCAGGCGCTCCGCCAATAGATCAATGGCGGTACCGGCAAGAACGATTGCGCCAGAGTCCAGGACAAGCGTACAGCCCTTATTTAAAACTATATTCGATCCGGAAAGCGCAATCGCACCCGACACAACGCTTAATTTACGATCAGCCCTTAACGAAATCGCCGTGCCAGATAGCGTGAAGTCGCCCGATAAAGCTGGTATTTTGAAGCCCCTATTAAGCGCAACGGCCGTTCCTGAAAGTGATATAGCCCCTGAAATAGTTGCGAGCTTCCAGCCAGCCTTTATTTCGATAACCGTACCGGCCAGCGAAACAGACCCCGATGCGACATCAAGTTTCCGGGCGTTTTTAAGGGTTATATCTGTTCCGGCAAGAGACAAAGGGCCTGATGCCGTTGCAAGTATTCTTCCATACAA